ACCTGGTGATTTCAATCATCCCGATCAAGTAAAAATGCGGACCCAGGATGCAGCAGCCCTGGCAACCTGGATGCAGGACCAAGGCCTGAATCTTTCGTTTTTTATCGCCTGCTTGGAAGGGCGACAAGATCCCTGGGAGAAGATGAGAGCCAATGATACCAACAATCAAGTTGACACCTCTAGTGGTCGAGTAAATACCGCCCAAACAGATAAGGATTTTTGATGGCAACCAATGAACATAGTATAGCAATGCTGCTGCCAACTAGAGGTAGGACCAGTGCATTAGATCGCAGTGTGATGACTCTTTTTGATCTTGCCACCCGCAAAGATAAAATTCAAATACTATTTGGGTTTGACAACGACGATACCGTGGGTCTCACTCACTTTAGAGAAAACCTACAACCCTGGTTACACAAGAACAATATTCAGTACACAGCATTGACTACAGATCCACAGGGATATTCCAGGATCAATCGTTACTATAACATGTTGGCATCAAAAGCGTCGGCCGACTGGTTGTTTCTGTGGAATGACGATGCCGTCATGGAGACTCAGGGGTGGGATCAAAAAATCATTGAACACACCGGAGAATTTAAACTGTTAAAAGCACACACTCACAATGATCATCCTTACAGCATATTTCCAATTTGGCCACGAGAATGGCATGATCTAGTTGGATACGCCAGCCGCCATCAGATGATTGATGCTGAACTAAGTCAGATTGCGTACATGCTGGATATCATTGAAAAAATCGATGTGTACATCACTCATGATCGATTTGATCTCACTGGCAATAACTTTGATAAAACACAGTCTGGTAGAATGGCATTCGAGGGTAATCCTGACGATCCAAGAGATTTTCACCATCATGGATTCAACAATGCCAGGATCAATGATTGTGCGAGAATCTCCACGTATCTTGAATCAAAAGGTCATGACATGAGTTTTTGGCACCGTGTGATTAGCGGCACCCAAGACCCCTGGGAAAAACTCAAACAAAACGATATAAACCAACAGATGCATCAACGTCCTGCACTTTGGATAACAAATTGACAAGAGTTTTATTGACTGGCAGCACAGGATTCATTGGATCCAAACTATCAACTGCTTTGGAACAAGCAGGATACATCTTGATACAGGCCGGTCGAACCACTGGCGTTGATCTCACAGACCCGGATTCTGTAAATGCATTACCTGACGTGGACGTGGTGGTTCACTTGGCAGCATTGACCACACAATCATATGATCAGCCAGCAGATGTTTTAAGAACCAATCTGCTGTCTACACAATACTTAATAGATCGCTATGCTGGAAAAATACAGAGATTTGTGTTGGCCAGCACATCCGAAACTTATGCCAGTACTGTGGCCTTGTTTGATTGGCCGGTGCCCACCACCGAGACTGTGCCGCTATCTGTAGAGGATGTTACCAATCCCAGATGGAGTTATGCGGCCAGCAAGATTGCCAATGAATTACAAGTCACAGCAGCCCATAAACAATTGGGCATGGCATATACCATCATTCGATATCACAATACCTATGGACCAGGTCAACAAAATCAGTTTATTCCCGACTTTATACAACGGGCCCGAGCAGGCAATCTCTTGCTGAATGGCTGGGACAGCACCAGGAGTTTCATGTACATCGACGATGTGGTTGATGCTACTGTAAAAATCATCCAAGCACCCACATGCGTCAATGAGATCATCAACGTGGGATCTGAGGATGAGAGAAATATCAAACAAGTGGCCGAACTCATTCTTGATCGGATGGGCATAGCAGGAGAGTTCACCTTGGTCGGCAGTCCTCCTGGTTCGGTTCTCAGGCGCTGTGCCGATCTCTCTAAAATGAAATCCTTGATCGATTTTGTGCCCAAGGTCTCACTGGAGCAAGGTATTGCAAAAATATTAGATCAGCAATAACCACCAGTAAATATATATTCAAAGGAGTTTAGAATGAAATCAAGTAGAGTGTTGGAAATGGGTGATTACTTAGTCAATGACTTTGTGAAAGAGATTCCCAGAGATTCAAAAAAATACAGTTTAGATCTGCATGCTGATCCAGAATTTAACGCTGTGCGACTGGCCAAAGATCAGGTGCCGCCTGCCGACAGCATGTGGGGCACATATTGGTATCGCAGCGGTGGCAACGACAGCATGACCCGTGAATTGCATGGGATCGTGCATGAAGTTACCAATCGTGTCCGCGTGGCCGATGGTGACATATGGTTGGATGTGGCCTGCAATGATGGCACCTTGCTCAAAGCAGTGCCCAACAACATGGTCAAGATTGGTATTGATCCTTGCGAAGATAACTTTGTGGCTGAAAGCAGCAAGGTGGCCACAGTGGTGCAGGACTTTTTCAGCAAGGCCTCTTATGACACAGTGGCCAACAAGCCGGCCAAGGTTATCACTTGTATCGCTATGTTTTATCTCTTGGATGATCCGGTGCCTATCGTGAAAGATCTCTATCAGGTGTTGGATGATGACGGGATCCTGGTATTGCAGATCAGCTACACTCCCTTGATGCTTGAACAGATGGCGTTTGACAATGTCTGCCACGAACACATCTACTACTGGAGTCTCGGCGGCGTGAAAGACTTGTTTGAACAACACAACTTCAAGGTGGTGGACTGTGATCTCAATGATACCAATGGTGGTAGCATGCGGATCTATCTGCAAAAAAACATCGGTAATGTTGCCAGTTTTGGATCGGGTCCGTTGCGTGATGTGTTCAACTTTAGAGTCAAAGCATTGCTGGAATACGAAAAAGCTCACTACGATCTAAGAGATCCGGCACTATGGGATCAGTTCAAACAACGCCTGGATCAGTTGCGCGAAGATGTGGTTGGGTTCATTCGATCTGAACGAGCCAATGGCAAAACTGTTTGGGCATATGGCGCCAGTACCAAAGGCAATACCCTGTTGCAGTATTTTGGGCTGGATCAAAATGACATCGTTGGCATCGCAGAACGCAACCCGCACAAGGTTGGACTGAGAACCATTGGTAGCAACATACCAATCTACAGCGAAGCGGACATGCGAGCTGCTCAGCCGGACTATCTGCTGATCCTTCCTTGGGCATTTATCAATGAGTTTCGTGCTCGTGAATCAGAATTTTTCAAGAACGGTGGAGCATTTATCGTGCCCTGCCCAACATTTGAAATCATCAGAGGTTGACAAATCCGTGTGTGTCGCATATAATACAGCACACACTTAAAAATCAATAACATGAAAACAGCATTTATCACAGGCATTGCCGGACAGGATGGCAGCTATCTATCAGAATTCTTGCTAGAACAAGGTTACAGGGTGACTGGTATCATCCGACGCAACAGCACAGTAGAACATCAGAAAGATCGTATTGGCAATCTATCCGTGGAAGTTGAGTACGGGGACTTGACAGACCAAAGCAGTCTGGAACGTGCTCTTAGATTGTTCAAGCCCGATGAGATCTACAATCTTGGCGCACAAAGCCATGTTCGTATCTCTAGTGACATTCCACAGTTCACAACACAGACCAATGCTGTGGGCGTGTTGAATATCCTGGAGGCATACAAAAACATCTGTCCTGGCGCACGTTTCTATCAAGCCAGCAGCAGCGAAATGTTTGGCAGCAGTGTTGATGCTGATGGATATCAGCGAGAGACCACTGCCATGCATCCTGTAAGCCCATACGGATGCAGCAAGGTGTTTGGTTACAACATCGTGCATCACTACAGGAACGCTCACAAATTACATGCCAGCAATGGTATCTTGTTCAATCACGAAAGCCCGCGACGCGGCAGTAACTTTGTGACCAACAAAGTGGTCAAGGGTGCTGTGGAAATCGCACTGGGCATCAGTAATAAACTGGTCATGGGCAATATGGACAGCTATCGGGATTGGGGACACAGTTATGATTATGTGAGAGCCATGCATGCCATCGTGCAACATGATGTTCCGATTGATTTAGTAGTGGCCACCGGCGAAACTCGTAGTGTGCGTGAAATGTGTAAATACGTGTTCACTAAGTTAGATCTGGATTATCGAGATTTTGTCCACCAAGATCAGAAATACATGCGGCCAGAAGAACTGCCGTACTTGCGTGGTGACAGCACAAGAATCAAAACTGAACTGGGATGGCAACCCCAATACACCTTCTATCAACTCATGGATGAGATGATTGATCACTGGATGAATGTTTACAAATCACAGCAAAATTAAACTATGAGCAAGATCAAAATAGCAGAACTATTCTACAGCATACAGGGCGAAGGCAGATACATGGGTGTGCCGTCAGTGTTCTTAAGAACATTTGGCTGCAACTTTAAATGTGCCGGCTTTGGCATGCCACGAGGAGAAACCAGTGAAGAAGCAAACACGATCGACCCTGATCTTTACACGGATTACAAAACGCTGCCTTTGGTATCTACAGGGTGTGACAGTTATGCTAGTTGGGATCCTAGGTTTCGGCATCTGTCTCCTGTGCTTGATACTGATGCGATTGCCCATGCTATTGTGGACTCGCTACCGCACAAGGAATGGCGCGACGAACATCTGGTGATCACTGGCGGTGAGCCATTGCTGGGCTGGCAGAAACAGTATCCAGACTTGTTGGATCATCCCAAGATGGCAGGATTGAAAGAGATCACATTTGAGACCAACGGTACTCAAAAATTAACCGCAGAATTTAGAAAGTATTTGCTAAACTGGTCCTTGGGTAACAAATCACGTGGTCGAGACGCATTGACATTTAGTGTCAGTGCTAAACTTCCGTGCTCGGGCGAGTCATGGTCGGATGCCATTTGTCCAGATGTTGTCGCCGAATATGAAGAAATTGGCACAGCATATTTAAAGTTTGTGATCGCAACAGAAGAGGATTTGAAAGATGCTGAAAGAGCCGTGGAAGAGTTTGGTGCTGGGGGCTTTAAGGGGCCTGTGTATATTATGCCTGTTGGTGGTGTTGAACGGGTGTACAGTGTTAATAATCGGGCAGTGGCAGAAATGGCAATGCGAAAAGGCTGGCGGTACAGTGATCGACTACAAGTGCCACTATTCAAGAACGAATGGGGCACATGATGGGACTGTTTGATAGACTGTTTGGCGCAAAAGAAAAAGTTCTGGCAGCATTGGCTGCTGCACCTGTGCCCGAGGTAAAGGAGCCACCTGTGCCCAGAGAAAAGAAACCCAAGGAACAGCCCCGGACTGCCAAGGAGATTGCCACAGACAACAAAGAGCCGTATGTGAACATTGTAAGCCTGGATGTGGATCTTGACAACTTGCATCAAGGTGCATTTGAACTGGACTGGAATGAGATCTTTGTGGCTCGCTTGGTCAAGGCCGGCTACATGATCAAGAAGGACGACACTGACGCAGAGATCGTGGATCGCTGGTTCCAGAATGTATGTAGACATGTGGTGATGGAGACCTGGGAACAAGAAGAAGCCATTGCCAAGAGTGGCATGTGGGTTCGCAGCACCGATGTTGGTGGTGGTCGAAGTGAGGTATCATGATGTCACTGGTAACCAACGGATGCAGTTTCACTGAAGGGTCTTATTTAGATAACAAAACACTGGCCTGGCCCAGTGTTTTGAGCAAAATGTTAAACACCGATGTGCATAATCTTGCAACCGGTGCCGGCAGTAATGACAGAATTTTTAGAACATCCATTCAACATCTTCATCTTGATCAAGACATTGATTTTTTAGTGATAGGATGGACCGGACTAGCAAGATCAGAAATTCCTTTGCACAATGGATCATATGTAAAAATTACGCCATTTGGATTGAGTGTAGAGGATGGATCCTTGCGGAGCAATCCCTCACTTGAATATCTTGAAGATTTTGGAACTAAATTTTATCAATGGCATTACAATAAGTTTGTTTGGACTAAAAATCTGCTATGCAATATCATCACTCTTCAGACATTGTGTGAGAAGAAAAAAATAAAACTAAAACAATTTTTTGCAATTGAATCGTTGATAATTGACCCAACCTCGCTTGTTAAACTTTGTGAAGATTCTTATGAATTTTTTAAACTTGAGAATTTGCCTTTTCCACCATTTGAGACTCGAGATCATAAGGTAGAATTGATCCAGAATCTGATCAAACAAATTGACACTGCCAACTGGATAGGATGGCCAACTACCACCATGCTGGATAGTTGTAAAAATTTTAAATTTGATTGGTCCGGACATCCATTGGAAGATGGGCACCAACACTGGGCACAAGTAGTTTATGATTCTTTACGTTAATGGCGACAGCCACACTGCTGCTGCCGAAGCAGTGAGTCCAGCAGCCTTTGCTGAAGATGATGGCTATCCTGAACTGGGCCGGCGACCACACCCTGCAAATCTCCAGGCAAGTTGGGGCCAGCGGCTGGCCAATCGATTGAATGCAGAATTGGTCTGCGATGCCGAATCTGCTGCTTCTAACTATCGCATCTTGAGAACCACACGCGACTGGATGAGATCCTTGCGACCTTGGCAATCTGCTGTGGCAGTGATACAATGGAGCACCTGGGAACGAGAAGAATGGTTGCATCACGGTGAATACTTACAGGTAGGCAGTTCGGGTACAGACTGGGTTCCTGACGAACTGGCGGATCGATATCGACAGTTTGTGGTCAATGTCGACTGGAATCGTTGCCAACAACATTGGCATCAAGAGATCTGGCAACTGCATGTGGACATGACCGCGGCAAAAATCCCACATGTGTTTTTCAACGGCAACAACTCATTTGATCGAATCCAGGATCAACGAGATTGGACCAACGCATACATCACACCTTACTCTAAATACACATACAATCAGATCCTGCTTGAAGCTGATTTTGCCACAGTGAATGCTGGATCATGGCATTTTGGTGAAATGGCTCATTGCTTTTGGTCTGAATTTGTGTTATTATACTGTATAGAAAATAACATACTGGATCAGAATGCGATATCTGTTGATTGACACAGCAAATACCTTTTTCCGCGCTCGACATTCGGTTTTCCGTGCAGCTGATGCTTGGGAAAAACTGGGCTATGCCCTGCACATCGTGATGAGTTCAGTGAACAAGGTGCATAAGAAGTTTGCCGCAGACCATGTGGTATTTGCACTGGAAGGTCGATCATGGCGCAAGGACTACTACGAACCCTACAAGAAAAATCGTGCTGTGGCCCGTGCTGCACTCAGCGCAACCGAACAAGAAGAAGACAAACTGTTCTGGGAGACCTACGATCACTTCACTAAATACTTGGCTGAGAGCACAAACTGTAGTGTGGTCCGACATGCAGAAGCCGAAGCAGACGACGTTATCGCTCGTTGGATCGCCCTGCATCCTGAAGATGAGCACTATATTATTTCATCAGATACAGATTTCGTGCAACTACTAGCACCCAATGTGAGCCAATACAATGGCATAACAGACGAACTACACACAGTCTCAGGCATTTTTGATGCTAAGGGCCGTCGTGTGCAGGACAAAAAGACCAAGACGGACAAGGTGATTCCGGACCCAGAATGGCTGCTGTTTGAGAAGTGCATGCGCGGCGACACCAGTGACAATGTATTTTCCGCTTATCCAGGTGTGCGCGAAAAAGGCACCAAGAACAAGGTGGGTCTGCGCGAAGCATTTGAAGATCGCAAGAACCGCGGATTCAACTGGAACAATCTCATGTTGCAACGCTGGTCAGACCACAACGGTGTGGAACATCGCGTGAAAGACGACTACGAGCGCAATCGTGTGCTAGTGGATCTCACTGCACAACCCCCAGAGATCAAGGCCAAAGTAGATTCAGCCATCCGCGAACAGATCAGCCACAAGGACATTGGTCAGGTGGGTGTGCGGTTCATGAAGTTCTGCGGCCGATACGAACTCACAAAGATATCTGAATCAGCAGAGCAATACGCCGCCTGGCTCAACAACACATACAAAGGAACACTAGATGAGCATCATAGCCAAGCCCATAGTTAAAGACCAGTTCTATGTCCTTACACAGGGCGATCGAAAGGTCGGCAATATC